TGAAATCAAAGTTATTGAAGAAGTAGATGATAAAACTTCCGAAATTGTTAAAGATGTAGATAATGACATAACAAAAGATTATGAATATACTAGAGGAAATTTATATTCTCTAATTGAAAAGGGACAAGAAGCAATTAATGGAATTCTTGAATTAGCACAAGAAACTGAAATGCCTAGAGCATATGAAGTTGCTGGGCAATTAATTAAAAATGTTTCCGATGCAACTGATAAATTATTAGATTTACAAAAGAAAATGAAAGATCTTGAGCAAGACAATAAAAAAGGTGGTCCAACCACAGTTAATAATGCCCTTTTTGTTGGTTCTACTGCAGAACTATCTAAACTATTGAATAGCAAATCATTCAATAATATACAAAATGAAACCTTGAATAAATAAACAGAAGAAGGTTTTTTTTGATTAATTTAACTCGGAGTTGAAATGAATACAAGTCCAATTATTAGGTTAAAAAGATCCTTACAGCAAGGAGCAGAACCAACACTAGAACAGTTAACATATGGTGAGTTAGCTATTAACCATTATGATGGATCTGTTTTTGTAAAACAAGATACTCAAGGTGTTGGTATTGCAACTAGAGTAATTACTGTTGGTGCTGGAAGAAGTATCGGAAACACTTTTTTCGTAACAACAGAAGGAGACGATTTAAATAGTGGATTATCTGTACAAGATTCTTTAGCATCGGTTAAAAAAGCAGCAGAATATGCACAACCAGGAGATACAATTAAAGTTTCTGCTGGATACTATGTTGAGGATAATCCAGTAGTTTTAAGAAAAAATGTATCTATTGAAGGATTTGAACTAAGAAATTGTTTCATTGCTCCAAATAATTCAAATCAAGATTTATTTCATATTAATAATGCTTGCCATTTAACAGACTTAGCATTTATTGGAAAAGGTGCTGATATTGGTGGTGGTTCAAAAGGTGTTCCTGAAGGTGGATCTGCACCAGGATTCCTTGGAGATCCAATGGAACAGGGCAGAGCAGTTATTGCTTTTGTTCCGTTATTGGGAGTAGCAGGAGATAGATATTTTGATGGAGCTAGAATGATCCGTCAGAATGCCGATTTTATTGCAGGAGAAGCAGTTGGATTTTTAACAAGTGGATTTAGTGGTCTTGCTGGTTCTCATAGAGCACAAGATGCTGCAAGACTTATTGATTTAAATGCAGAATATATTGCAGCAGAAGCAGTAGGATTCATTACCAGTGTAAATTATGCTGGTGGTGCATTTACGATGTCATTTGGAACTGCTAGAGATTGTCAGGATGATATTCATGATGTCATGGAAGCAGTTGCACATGACTTAAGAGCAGGATATAGAGATGGAATGCAGGCAAATATTCGTTCAGTTGGTGCTGCACAATCATATTTTGTTAATGGAGCACTATCACATATTTTAGGTGCTGGTGTTTCTGAAGCAACAATTGCTGCAATGGATCGAGCAGCAGGTATTGCTACATTTGTAATCAACAATAAGCCTTATGGATTTGAAACAGTTGGATCTGGAGTAACTGTCACTGCATTTAATTACACTCCACTGACAGGTGTTGCGACAGTAACTACATTAATTGGTCATGGATTAAGTACAACAGATCATGTTACTTTTGAAAACTTGGAATTTACTTGCCCTGGTGGTTCTGGTATTACAACTACGATTTTTCCAGATGGAAGTAGCCCGTCTGGTTTTATTTTTAAAATTGATCCTGATGGTTTGTTTAATAGCAATCAATTTGTCATTAATGTTGGAATTTCAACTATTGAACATAGTTACACTCCATCTACAGGTATTGCTAAAACAATTTATCAATACAGTGCATTTGAACAACAGTTTGATACTGGTGCAGCAGAAGGAACTGCGATCCGTGGTGAAAATGTTGTAGGAAATGGAATATGCCTCAATGTTAATAATGATATTACCAATTTAGTTGGTATTATAACAAACGCAATTGGTGCTGGAAATACGAATAGTCTACCAGGAATTACTACTGGAATAAGACTTGAAATGGACAAGTGCCGTCGTGATGTTGCAAAGATCTGGAAATCTGTTTGTTATGATATTACTCGCGGAGGAAATACAAGAGTTATTGGTGCTGCAAAGTCTTATTTTGACGAAAATGGTAATAGACTTACTGGAATTTTGGTCGATCCTGATGAATATGAACAATCAGTAGTTGCTCTAGAGTATTCCAAAGATATTGCAAGGAGAATTGTTAATAATGTAAGAGAAGCTTCTTATACAATTGGAACAGCATTTAATATTACTGCAGCGGATTATTCACCAACTTCAGGTATTATTACAGTAACAACAAATGTTGGTCATGGATTAACCGCAAAAGATACTGTTAAACTTTCTGGCCTTGGTTTTAGTTGTGCCACTCATAATAATAGCATTGGTGTTTATGATTTTCAATATGATAGGCAATCTGGATTCAGTACTGTCATTCTAGATAATGATCATGGTTTAAGTTCTGGTGATGAATTTGAACTACGCAATCTTACATTTAGTTGTGGTGATTCTGGTCTTGGACCAGTTGTAAATATTAGTAATGTAGTATATGACGAGAATGTAGGTATCATTACTGTCACAACTTCATCACCATCTGGAGTATTTGCAGGTGAACCAGTTCAACTTAAGAATATTGCATTTACTTGTGCAGCAGAACATGCTGGTGTTACAACAACTATTTTCCCAGATGGATCAAGTCAAAATAATATTGATGGATATGGATTTGATGTATTCTCTGTTCTTGCTGTAAATAATTCAACAGAATTCCAAGTCAATGTTGGACCTTCAACAATTGCACACACATATGATACTGGTGGTACTGCACAAGCAGGTGTTACAACTACAGTATTCCCAGACATTCAGAGCAATGATTACGTTTTTGATGCATACGTTGGAACTGCTGGAACAGTTATCTATACTAATGTAGGTATTTCCACAATCGAACATACATATGTTTCAGGTGGTGAAGTAAGAATTGGTGTTACAACTACGATTTTCCCAGATGGAACTTTTGGAGATTGTTTTGAAGTCAAGGACTTTGTTTCAAATACTCAAGTTGCAATCAATGTTGGCATTTCTACTTTTGCTCATGTTTATCAAAGTGGTGGTACAATTCAAAAGACAAGAACCTTTAGACCAGATATTGGTCAGATTAGAGATGTAAGTATTCAGATTGATTCTGATACTGGGAATAACAATACAGTTGGTAATTGTAAAAATGTTATTTCTGCAATGTTTACTGCTGTTGGAGTATGTACTGCAATTATTCAGGATGGCTTTAGAGCACTTCAAGAACCACAATATTTGACACCGACAAATGCAACTTATGATCCAGTTGGTGGTGCTATGACTATTACTGTTTCTGGTCATCCATTAACTACAGCAGATAAAATTAAAATTGCACCAAATTCACTCATATTTACATGTGGATCTGACGGAAATATAACTCAAATTGGTTATCCAGATAAAACAAGTCCAATTTACGATAAGTTTGTAGGAATTACTGGAACTACTAGTAGTACATTTACAATTCAAGTAGGACCTTCACCAGAAACATCAACCCATACATTTGTATCTGCTGCAACTTCAGCAGTTAATTATGGAGGATCTGGAATTTCTACTAGATTCCAAGGAAATAATGGTGCTGGATCTGATTTTGAAAATGATCCTTCATTCTCACCTGGAACTGATGGTCCTGTTCTAAAAGGGCCATACATTAGAAACTGCACCAACTTTATTGAAAATAGTATTGGTATGAGAATTGATGGATTTGATGCAGATCCAGGAGATAAAGATGAATTGGGTGTTCAAGGTGCTATGAGTGTTGACTCTTACACTCAATATAATCAAGGAGGTATTGGTGTATCCATCACAAACGGAGCATATGCTCAGTTGGTGTCTATCTTCACCATCTGCTGTAATGAAGCAATTGTAACCCTCACTGGTGGTCAGTGTGACCTTACAAACTCTAACTCATCCTTCGGTGAGTTTGGTCTAGTTTCTAAGGGTGTTGGTGATGAAAACTCCAGTTCTAACTACAGACAAACTGCTGAGGTTGTTAAGGTAGGTGATCCTGGAAGAACAAATGCTCAGGGTCCATATGATATTGGTGATAGAAAAGTCACTTTAACTGGTGTTGGAACTCAAAGACCTTATGATGGACAAACACTATTCTTTGATGAACTTTATTACTCCGTAGAAAAAGTAAAAGTTACAAACCCAGGTTCTGGATATGAGGGTGCAGTTCCATCAGTTACATTTTCAGATCCAACTGGTCCAGATGGAATTACTGCTCAAGGTATTCCAATTATTGAAGATGGTCAAGTTGTTGATTTCTTAGTTGCAAACTCTGGAACACAGTATCAAAAAGATTCATTTCCAACAATTACAATTGGACCACCAAATCCAGGAGGAGTTCAAGCAACTGCAGAAGTTGAAAGAATGCAGCCACTTTATTTTAAAGTTGCTTCTGCAACTTTTCCACACAATGGAATTTCAACCATCACGATGAGTCAAGGGCTAAATAATGATTTAATAGGTGGTGAAGTTGCATATATAACTCGTCAGAGTTTACAGATTACATCATCTCACTCATTTGAATATGTCGGTGCTGGTAATACAATCTTAACCGCAAGACCTTCTGTAGGAGGTATCGTTATCCAAGATAATGAAGTTGTTCAAGAGGATGGTGGTCTTGTAGTTTATACAAGTACTGACCAGGCAGGTAACTTTAGAATTGGTGATGGTATTCAAATTGACCAAGCAACTGGAACGATCTCAGGTCGTGTATATATCAAATCATTATTCAACAGCGTCACACCATTTATTCTAGCATTAGGAGGTTAAATCATGGCAGCAGTTGCAGTTAATAATTTTAGAACGGTAACTCATTCAGTTACTACAGGAGCACCAACGGTAATCTACACTGCTCCAACTGGTTATACATCAGTTTTTCTACTAATTAATGTAACAAACATAGATATTGTTACTCAAACTTTAAGTTTTTATCATAGAAGAGACTCTACTGATACAGCACTTCAATTGGATTCTCCGATTGTTGCTAAAGATAGTATTGACCTATTACCTGGAAAACTTGTATTACAAACTGGTGATAAAATTGCGATTAGTGGAAGCGCAAATGGAGTATTGAAACTTGTTGCATCAGTTCTTGAAACATCTAATTTCTAATATTATAAAGGCAAAAGTATCATGGCATCACGCAAAACATTTCAATCTGGTAGAGAATCTGAATTATCTATTGGAATACCAAATTTTTCTGGATCTAGAACAGTCCTTGAGGTAACTGAAGGTCGAGTTGGATTTGGAACCACTCAAGCTGCATATCAATTGACTGTTAATGGTAGTATGCAGTTACATAATTCATTATATGACTATACAAATAGTCCTGGTATTCAAGGTTTATCTTTAATTTCGACTGGTTCTTCCGTTGTTTGGGGTAGTCCTCAAAT